CCACCTCATGCAGTTGATGCAGCGCGGGAAGGTCACCTGGCCCTCTTCTGCCAGGACCAAGAAGACCCGTGTGTTCAAGCGGTTCTACCAGCAGATGGTGGACCTGGAGAAGAAGTACGAGGGTCCCTATCTACTGGCGGCGGCCCCGCAGGAAGCCGACGCGCATGATGATTACTGCGACAGCCTTGCTTTGGCTACGGTATTGACAGCAGACCTGACCATGCCGGAGGTCGAGCAGACGAACGCCCCCTGGTAGGAGTTAGGTTTCTGTCCATGAGATAGATAAGATCAGCCCCAGCCATCCCACCAAGAGAGGTGATCATCGTGGCGCAGCCACAGGGTCCGGGCCTCGCTCCGGTTGCGCTCTTCCCTGAGCGCGTGGGCAACATCTACGAGCGGTCCATCGCCCCCTCGGTTCCCGGCGGTCGTGGACCGCTGCGGTTCGAGGAAGGCGTGGCGACCGACACCGATGTCCCCAACGACTTCGTCGTCGGCATGCAGCAGGGATACGTCAGTGCCCCTGGTCGGCCCAACCGCAACATCCCGGTCTGGACCAAGTACCCGGAGGAGACCTACGCCCAGCGGGCCCACGTCGGGTCGGCTTCCTGGGTCGAGGCTCCCACGTTCCTCGGAGAGTTCGCCACGGGCGGCTTTCAGGACTACGGGGTCAACCAGTTCGAGATGGAAGTGCGGTCGGGCGGCTACTACCGGCGCGTCAACGCGACGGTAACGACGGACTAGCAGCCTCCGGGTGGGCTTCGTGTTCTGCCCCCTGCTCCAACGCTAGCCGTAGGACCAGGGGTGCAGACACCCACTCACAGGTGCCGCACCGTGACCGGTACTGAACGCGATCATCGATGCGCTCCACGTACACGTGTGTCTTGTGGTGGTGCTGGTCAGTCATGTGACGTGGCCCTTCTCCCGATCATGCTTGTCGGCCAGGACCCTGAGTTCGTCGGGGTCGGTGCTGGTCCCACCCGTCCATCCGCAGGCGGTGCAGCCCACTCCGTAGATGTAGACGCCGTTGGCGTCATGGCCTCCACCGCTGACCGTCGCCCTGGGCTTCTCAGGCGGCAGCAGGTGGGCATCTGCTCTCATCGGCATATCGTCCACAGCCTCTCTAGTGGTTAGGAGTCTCCATAATCATGGTACAGCAACTCGCAGGTACCGAAGCGGGCTTCCTGGGCTATCATGGTCCGGCTGTCAGTGAAGGCTTCGCCCGTGCAGGAGACGAGATCGACTGGGGGAGCCGTCCCGCCCACATGGCCGGTCGCCTCGCCCGTGGCGAGAATGTGTACGCCTCTGCGGAGCAGGAGCGGACCCTGGCTCGGATCGAAGAGACCATCAAGGCATCCGGCTCCCCTCACACCAGCACTCGTGGTCATGTCACGATCAACAACAACCGGCGTGCTGGCTTCATCGTAGATGAACTGCAGCAGGCCGCTCACGCTGTCGCCAACCCGTGGGGCTTCAGTCGTCGTCTGGATGCACCTGGGGGCGGTGGCCCGGCAGCGTTCCACTCCTACGGGGAGTCCGACACCCCCGACACCTTCGCGGTAGGCCGTGTCCCGTCCCCCACCGGTCCTGCCCCGGACACCACCAAGGTGCCTGGCTCGGGAGAGGGTCGTACTCCGTACGGTTCGGAGGTCTGGGGTGCCCTGAAGCACGCTGCCGGTCTCCGCGAGCAGGGGTACACCACGCACCGGGAGGACCCGTTCGTCTGGCAGGGTGGCTGGAAGGACGAGCGGGCAAGCAGCGGTACCTGGGAACTGGACCCCTCGGAAATGGAGCCGGACCCCAAGATCGCGATTTCCAAGGGCAATGCGCGTGGTGAGAAGGGAATCGAAGCCATGCGGCCCGGCGGCACGTTGCGGCTGGACCGTTCTTCCCCTTCAGGGTTGGATGAGTCAGACGAGTTCACCGCCAACTGGGCGAACCAGAACCGTCACCGCATCTAGGAGGGTCCTGCCGTGTCGCAGATGAGTGTGGACTTCGTCAGTCCTTCTTACCGCGCTGCGGCGTCGGACCTTGCTGTCTCCATCAGCCCTCTCGGGCTCATCGAACTCTCCGACGAGGAGTTCGAGGTTCACGGGCCGCGCATCAACCGGTACGCCCAGAACTGGGCCTTCTACCTTGGGCACCACTGGTCGTACCGCCGTGAGGTGGGCGAGCCCCAACTGACCTTCAACTACGTGCGGGCCTTCTCGGATTACATCACCAACTTCGTGTTCGGCAAGGGTGTGGAGTTCCGGTCGCCGCACCAGACGGAGGGCATCGTCCCTTACGCCCTCAAGAGGGTCTGGGACACCGACAACAACAAGCACCAGATTCTCTGGGAGATGGGCCAGTCCGGGTCCGTCACCGGGGACTCCTTCGTGAAGGTGGCCTACGAGCCGGAGTGGGAGGACCCGGCGGGTAACGTGTACCCCGGTCGGGTCCGCGTCCTGCCTCTCCCGTCTGCCTACTGCTTCCCTGAGTGGCACCCCCACGACAAGGAGAGACTGCTCCGGTTCAAGTTGAAGTACCGGTTCTGGTCCACCACTCAGGAGGGGACCCGGCAGGTCTTCACCTACACGGAGATTCTCACCGACTCCGTGATTCAGGAGTATGTCAACGACCAGTTGATCGATGAGCGCCCCAACCCGCTGGGGGTGGTTCCGGTCGTCCATGTTCGGAACTACCCGATCTCCGGTAGCCCCTGGGGCCTGGCCGACGTGCAGGACCTCGTCTCCCTGAACCGGGAGTTCAACGAGAAATGCACGGAGATCAGCGACATCATCAACTACCACTCGGCTCCGATCACGATCATCACGGGTGCCAAGGCCAGCAACCTGGAGAAGGGCCCCAAGAAGATATGGGGTGGTCTTCCGGCTGACGCTTCTGTCTTCTCGCTGCAGAACGGGGTCGAACTCAGCGGCCCGATGGCCTTCCTTGAGCAGTTGAAGCGTTCCATGCACGAGATCACCGGGGTGCCGGAGCAGGCGCTCGGGCAGATGCAGCCGATCTCCAACACCTCCGGTGTGGCGCTGGCTATCCAGTACCAGCCGCTGATGAACCGGTACAACCTCAAGAAGATTCAGTACGCACGAGGGATCGAGCGGATCAACGAACTGATCCTTCGGACCCTGGCTCTCTATGAGCCGGAGTCGATGGCGTACAACTACTGGGAGTCCGCTCCCCTCAAGCCTGGTCAGGCGCAGTTCCTCGATCCGGCTGACCCTCTGACCTATGTCACGGACACGTTCTGGCCTCCACCGTTGCCGGTGGATCAGTTGATCACGCTCAACGAGGTCAACACCAAGATGCAGATGGGCCTGGAGAGTCAGCGCGGGGCCCTGCGGCAACTCGGTGAAGAGTTCCCCGACGTGAAGATCGAGGAAATCTTCGAGGAGCAGATGGAAGACGCACGGCGGCAGGCGGCTCTGGACATGGTTCACGCCCAGTACGCTGCCGCCGTTCAGATGGCGACGGGACTGCTTCCGACCCAGGAGGGAGGTGTAGAGCAGCCTCGTTCACCGGGAGGTGGCGAAGGCGGCGGAGGAGCAGTAGGCGGTCCCCCGCAGCCTGCGATGACCCCAGAGGGTCTGGCGCAGGTGCAGCAACGGTACACAGAAATCGTGACAGAGGCGTTCGGGCCGAAGTCGGCCACACGTCTCAATCCAGAGAAGCCAGAGGAGTAAGAACTCATGTCTGACGACCTCGGCCCCGTAGAGGGCCAGGGGGTAGAAGCCCCTGCCAAGGTTGGTACCACCAGTCGCGTCGAGGATGCGGCCATCTCCCACGACGATCCCAGCGGATTCCCCACGGCTCGGCTCACGGCTGGCAACGACGCTGCGGCGCATCACGCAGTCAGCATGCGGATGCCCAACCCTGAGACCGACACCAACGGGTCCGGCACCAACACCACCAACGTCTCCATCACGCCCGATCCTCGCTTCACGGAGGACGATCTCCAGAAGGCCCGGCAGCAGGAGAAGGACAAGTTGTACGGCAAGATCAACGAGATGGAGCAGACCCTCTCGGAGATTCGCGCTGAGCGCGAGGCTCGTCTCAAGTCGGAGCAGGAGGCCAAGGAGGCCGCCGACGCCGCCGAGA